CTGGTGGCGGTAAAGGTAAACCTTAAAATTGGCTAAAAAAAAGAAGTTAGCTAATAGATTCTCAGGAAGTGTTGGAAATCCTTGGCATGGGCAAGTAAAGCCAGATGCTAGGAGAAAGTTGAATTTAAAAACTAAAAAAGGTAAGAAATAGTGGCAAACCTAGATGTTCAAATACAAGCATTAGCTGGAACGGCTGAACAGACAGAGATGGATGATTGGGCGAATGATGGAATTATTGAAATTGTTAATGCTCTGCCTGATGATATTTTAGAGCCGTATGCTTCTTTAAGCATTTTGTCAGCATCTAGCAATAACCTTCCTAATGCAAATGATTACAGGATATTTACTGTTCTCAGGTCAAAGACTCCTTCAGGTCCCTGGATGGAAGCTAAAGAAGTTGATGCGCCGACTTTTAATAGAGCGTCAGATTCTAATAGTATTTACCAGGCCACTATAGAAACTCCTGTATATAACATATATGGTAATACATTGTATGTAACGCCAGCACTAACATCAACTCCACCAGTTCAATCTGCAACAATTTATCATTACCAATATCCTACTAGTACAAATGTAAGTGATATATCTAGTTTAGATAATTTGCCTCATAATGTTACATATTTAGTTGTTCTGTATGTTGCAGCTAAAGTATTACATAATAAAATGGTAGAAGCAAATACCTCACTGCCAAGTTTGCCAAGTTCTTTTGTTCTTCCTTCTCCACCTGCTGGTGTAGATATTGATTTTTCAGATGTGGGAACATTAGAAGAATTTGTCACTCCAACTATGGATACTCCAGATTGGGATGATGCTAATACCTGGATAAGTACTGAAGAGGATAGTGAGATGCTTGCTGCAAGAATTCAAGAAATAAGTGGCAAAGTTCAAGAATATAGTACTCATGTACAAAAAGAGTCTACTAGAGTTCAGGCTTCTTTAAATGATTATCAGCAAAAAGTTAGTAAAGCTTTACAAACATATCAAGCTGAAACAGGTTATGATTTGTCAAAATATCAAGCTGAAGTTTCTGCAGAAGCTCAAAGATATGGTTCTGATGTGCAAGAATTTGGTAATAGCATACAAAAATTAACTACAGATTATCAGTGGCTTCAAGGCCAATATGCACAAGTAAAGCAAGATTATATGCAAGGATTACAACAATTAATGGGTGGTGGCGCACCACAAGGAGGATAATAAATGGCTAATAATGCAAAAGCTTCTTTGTCAGCAAGTATTTTAAATGATATTTCAAAATCAAATATGAGTGGAAGTATTTCATTTGCTCCTAGAGATGCAGATGATTTATGGATTTACAAAGAAATTATATACGATACAACGTCTGACCCTTTAATACCAGCTGGTATTCAATACAATGAAAGATTTGTTCGTGGTGATGGTACTGAATTAGAAACACATGCTAGTGACCAACTTAGGTGGCTTGCAGTAAAAAACACAGGAACTACTGATGGTTCTACTGCTACTACAGAAGGAATTGTTATTTCACTCGCAGGTGATGCAGCGGCTTACAATGAGGTAGAGGGAATATATATTGGGCCTGGAGAAATGTGTGTTTTAAAGTTTCCAGCAGCAACTACATTAGGAACGCCTCATGCTTGTACGGTAGCAGTAACAAGTGATGTTCCATCTGGTGCTGGTACAGGAGATGTATTATGTTTAGTTGCAGCAATTATAGATAACGTAGCTTAGGAGTTACAAATGACAGCAAAAGAAATGATAGAGCTAGTACAGCAACATCATCCTCATTTAGGGGAGAAGGAAATTATTAAGCTTTTAAATAGAGCTAAAGATGATTTCTGTGCTAAAACAGAGATAGTTAAAGATACTTATACCCTCTCTACTACTGCAGATAAAAGATATTATAATTTAGACAATCGTATATTAAAGATACAGAATGTTTGGCTAAATGATGTATTGATTCCAAGGCTATCAGGTAAACCTATTATAGATGATGACACTACGGAGATTGGATAATGGCTAATAAAATACAAAGAGCTTGGTATGTAGACAAACTTAAAAGGATAGGTATAGTGGAAAAAGGGACTAATGCCGTTACTAAAGATGGTTATTCTACTGACTGGAAGTCTATTACAGAAGCAAAAGATTTAAGAGTATATGCAATATCATTAGATGAAGATTTAGTGATTAATACAACAACTGGTACTTATAGTGAGATACCAGAACAATTTCATGAAGTTATTTTATATAAAGCAATAGCAACTGGATATAAAGACCCTAGGAATATGGAGATTAATAATGCTCAATATTTTGACCAAGAATATATGCTTGGATTAAAAGAAGCTAAAAAGTTTTCTAGAAGTAACTATCAAACAACAGGAAGGATAAGTCAACAAGATTTTTAGGAGAATAAAATGAGTACAACTTGGACAAAAGAAACTATAGACAATACTGGATATTCAACCGATAGTATAAACTCTGCTTCATTGACGGTTGATAATGTAAAAATAGATGGTACAACTATAGGCCATACTGATGATACAGATTTATTGACTCTTGCTAATGAAACTCTTACTGTTGATGGAACTTTGACTGTTGGAGCAAGTGTAAGTGGCCATGATGTTAAATTTTTTGGAGATACATCTAACGAATACATGCTATGGGATGCATCCCAAGATAGACTTGAAATTCATACAACTGGAAATTCAGCAGGAATTGCATTACATTCAACAGATGCAGATGCAGGACATGGTCCTGCTATTTCTTTAAATAGAGATGTTACTGGAGCTAATGATGATAGTCTAGGTACTTTAGATTTTTATGCACAAGATGATGGTGGAAATTCTACTTTATATGCAAGAGTATATTCTCAAATTTTAGTAGCTACTGATGGAGGTGAAATAGGTTCCTTGCAACTTAAAGCAATGACTGAATCAGCTGGTGGAAATGCGATAAAAACAGGTATATGGATAAAAGGTTCAGCTACTAATGATGAGGTAACCGTAACTATGCCTAATGGTGGTTTGTCAATAGGCAAGGACACTGAAAATAGAGGTAGTTTAACTTTATTTGATGGAGGAGGTACTAACACTCCAGGTTATATAAAATTTTACCAGCCAGATGGAGATTATTCATGGCTTTGGGTAGATAATGATGGGAAACTAAACATTTCAACTGGTGGTAGTGCTCCTACAGCTTCAAGTGGAACAGTAGTAGGAACTCAATCATAATGACTTTAGAAGAACGATTGGAGAATGTAAAGAGACAGCAAAAAGAAGCTGAGCAAATGTTTTTTAAATGTGCAGGTGCAATAGAATTATTAAATTCATTAATAGAAGAAAAAGAGTCTGATGAAAAAGGTAAAAAATGAATTGGTTAGAAATATTAGAGAAGTTTGGAATACCACTGTCTGTAGCCATTTTTTTTGGTTTTTTTATATGGAAGCAAAATAAGTTTATTCAAGACGAACTCCAAAAGGAGTTAAGAGAAAGTTTTACAAGAGTTGAAGGAATTATCATAAAGCTTATTGACCAGCAAAAAAGGATGCAATTAGAGCAAAAAGGAATTGAAAATAGCTTTAAAACTTTAGTAGAAGTTATAGCAGCTTTAAGTGGAAATGGTTTGAAAGATAAGTTTATGAGAATGCAAGAAAGAAACGACAATAAAAAATACTAAAGGAGAAAGTAATGGCAGGTAGTATAGCGAATCAATTTACTGGTTTACCTATAGAGAATCTAATAGCAGCACCTTTGTTAGCTGCAGCTGAAGGACAAAAATCTCTAGCTTCTACAACAGCTCAGTTTATTACTGAAGTTGGAATGGATGACAAAGGTAATACAAAGTCAGTAACTTTTAATTATGAAGATGGCTCAAAGGATGTTAAACTAGATGTTCCTTTGTTATCAATCATTAATATACCAAGCTTATGTGTAGATAGTATAGATGTAGACTTTAATATGGAAGTATCAACACAAAGCTCAACTAAATCATCCACAGACTCAAGTGCGCAAGTAAATGCTTCTGTTGGATTTGGATGCTGGAAAGCATCATTTGAAGGTAAAGTATCTCATCATTCAGAGAGTAATAGAAGCTCTGATACTTCAGCTAAATATAGTATTTCTGTTAAGGGGAAGCAGGAAAAACCTGAAGGTTTAATGAAAGTACTAGATATGTTAAATAATAGTATTGGTAAACAAAAGGGAGCTGCGCCAGCTGATGGCTCAGGAAGTTAAGAAAGGAAACTTTCTAGACCATTTAACTAAAGGTCTCTATGATGCGGTAGTACAAGCACAAGCATTAGCTGAAAATCAACATATAGAGGCCTTAGGTAAATATGTAAATGAGGATGGTACTCCTAAATGCATGAGAATGGTCGTTAATGGAGAGAATGTCATGGTTCCCTTAATGACTCTAGCTCCTCAAAGTTCTATAAAGATAAAAGAACTTACAATGGATTTGAAAGTAAAGCTAAATAACTTTGGCAAACGTGAATCCAGATGTGGTGGCGGTATATTTAAGAATAAGGACGCAGGTGCCATTGGCGCTGATTTAGGTTCTTCGATATTGCCTACAAGAAATAACTATGCTAATTTAAAGATAGTTTTTGAAGGAAGCGACCCTCCAGAGGGGGTTGTAAGATTAAACAATAACTTAATAAAACAGATACCATAATGAAAAAAGGTAGTGTAGAAGAATACAGGAGTAATATAACTCTTCATTTAACAAAGATGAATGGTGATATTGAGCATATAAAAGAAAATATAATCTCTATTAATGATAATGTAAAAGCTATTAATGGAAGGTTAAGAGCTGCAGAGAATAATATAACTGCAATTAAAACTGTAGGAACTACATTGACTTTTATTGTTGGATGTATCTTAACTTGGTTTGGTATAGATAAGTAATTAAGTTTTAATTAAATAAAGGAGAACGTCTTATGACATGGATTATAGCTAATTGGGAATGGGTATTACTTGGTATGTATGTACTTGAAAAAGTAGTCAAGTTATCGCCTACTAAAAAAGATGATGTCGTGTTTGACATGGTCTTAAAACCAATATGGAATGCTGTTAAAGGCATGAGTGGCAAATAAGATTGCAAATAAGATAATAATGTTAGAAGACTTAGTGGACAAGTTTACTGGGAATCTTGTGAATCAAATAGTATATAAAGAAGATTTAGATACTATTTATGAACATAGACCTTCTTCTTGTCCACATTGTCATTCTGATGAAATAATTGGGATAGAAGTTATGGGAGGTAAAGAAGGTGTACTCCTATGGGAATGCTCAGACTGTAAAGATGTCTTATTAAAGTTTGACAAAAAAATTACAGAGAAAGGATTACAGCAAGCAAAGACTTGTTGGACAAACCCTAATGATTGGGGCTATTGTCCAAAATCCCAGTATAATTAAAGGTTTTTTGAATGAAGAAAAAAAAGAACGGAGTTCTAAGGCGTGCCTTAGTGACTCCAGATAAACACGCTCCCATACATGATAAAGCGGCTATCAATGTAGTGTGTAAAGCGATAGAGCTTGTAAAGCCTGATATATATATAGATTTAGGCGATTTGGGGGAATGGGGCTCAGTGTCTCATTGGCAATGGAAGCGTAAAAAGAAACCCCCTTTAGAGTATATTATGCCACATGTAGATAAAGATGTGGAAGATGTTAATGAGCTACTTGATATAATAGACAAATCACTTGATAAAGTGAATTGCAAAGAGAAACATATTTGTGCAGGGAATCATGATGAGTGGTTAGATAGATTCGTTATGGAGCATCCTTATCTGGACTATCGTTTTGAAAAAGTATGTAGATTCAAAGATAGAGGATACAAGTATCATAAACCTGGAAAGTATCTAAAAATAGGAAAGCTCTATTTTTATCATGGGCACCATTTTGGTGGACAATACCACGCTGCGAATCATCTTAGAAAACTAGGTGCCAATATAATGTATGGTCATCATCATTCCCTGCAACAGGATAGTGTGACTTATATGGATGGACCTAAATCAGCATGGTCTTTAGGTTGCTTAAAAGATATGCGCGAAGAAAAGAATGAATGGTTAGGTGGTAGGCAGCATAAATGGGCACATGCTTTTGCAATAGTAGATTATTATAAGGGCGGTAGGTTTACCGTTGATATAGTGCAAATTATAGATGGAAGGACAACAGTATGGGGCAAGTTACTAGACGGAAATGTGTAATAGTAATACCTGATGATTATTGGACATCATCTTTAGACAATATAGAATGGATATGCAAGGAATCGGATGCCAAGGCAAATAAAAGAAATAAATAATTTTAATTTAGGAATTATATTAAATGCTTCAGAAAAGGATACTCCTGAAGATGCAGCTACGTTTTCTCTAAATGTAAATCCTTTGTCTGAAAATGGTATATTAGATGCTATTAATACCGACAAACTTATAATATCTATAGGTCAAAGTTCTACTAGGTTTGTTGATACATTAAGTTGGGGATTAAATGCTAATGGAGTTAGGTTAGTTTATCCAAATCCTTATAATACACAATTAGAAAACATAAATGTTTTTAATGATGAATATAGCGCTGATTTTAACTTTATAGGAACTATAGGTAGAAAAGAAAAATTACTAGCTTATAGACCAGAGCCTTTATGGGAAAAGCTTACTACAGAGAATACTTTAATAGCAACTTTAGCTTACAGTGCCCAATCTGTAATATCTCAAACTCATAGTTCTGTAACACTAGATGTTGATATAAATGGAACTGGTATTCCTTATGAGTCTGTAGCAGCTTTAGAAAGTGTATTTAAAAATAGGAATATTTATAACGGTGATGGGCTTTTCCTTGGTCATTGTACCTCTATAACAGATATAAATACCTTAACATTTGCTAATGGTATTGCTAATGATATTGCAGATGATACTCAATTACATATTAAAACAGAAGTTTTTTATGAACCACAAGCAGCATTTGGAGAGAGTGATGATTATATAACTTTTATTACATCTCCTGTTATAGATGAAAATAGTGCAGATGCAGAAGTTACTATTGAAGCTTATGATTCTTCAGCTA